GAGGGCCGACTTGCTGTTGCGCTTGCTGCGCCGGCAGTCGTAATAGGCCTGCATGAGTGCTTCGATAGAAAAGCCAGCATGGCCGCCGGTATTGCCGTTCGATGCTGCGGACGGCGAAAGCGGGCCGGGCGTTGTCCTTGTCGTCGTTGTTCTGGTTGCCATCGTCGAAGTTCTGGATCCACGCGTTGTTCGGGCCGTTCTGCGCCTGGTCGTGCTATCTACGTCGCGTCGCCGAAGGACCAGGCCGATCAGCGGCGAGACTGCGCGGGGCCTGCCGGGACGATGCCCGGCGGTTCCCCTGGTGCGCATAACGGTGGCCTTGTGAGCCAGCGGCACGACCAGAATCAAAATCGCTCTGGTGTGAGGGCCGTGGCGCTCACACGGCTGGCGATGCGGCGGCATTTCGTTTCCACCCAGTGGCCTGTCGGCCTATGTCGTCAGTGATCTGAATGGCTCGGCCGTGCTGAGTGCTGTTGAGCAGCCCGAGGTCGACCGAGAGGCGCAGCATCAGCTCGACAACCTGGATGCGCTCCAGGATCTGCTGGATGTACGCGACTCGTTCCTGGCCTCCGGCCGTATTGGCGCGGAAGACCAGGATCGACACGTCGATGCACTCGTTGAGCACCTTCTCCCCGATGGTCCGCTTGAAGTCGCGGCGCCATCCCTTGGAGAGGTCGGCCACAAGCCGGGCCAGTTCTCCGGCGCGCTTGTAGATCGGCAGGTGTTGGGCGATGGCCATGCTGGAAAACTCGCTTACCGCGCGCTGCGCGCGCGGTCGGTCAGAGCGTTAAGGGGTGAAGGGAGGACGATTCTGCGGACGGCGAAAGCGGGCCGGGCGTCGTCCTTGCCGTCGCTGAGCTGGAAGCCATCGTCGAAGTACTGGACCCACGCGTAGTCCGGGCCGTCCTGCGTGCTGGTTAGCCACCAGCCCTTGTCATCGAACTGCTCGGGGATGTTCGCCCAGCACAGGTAGACCTCGGCGCGGGCGGGCAGGTAGAGGTCGGCGTGGCCTTCGGCTTGCTGCTCGATGGCCCACTTCGCGGCGGGATGCTCGGTTTCTGCGGCGAGCAGGGCGCGGGTGTTGGCCAGGCCGTCGCGGATGTGATCGGCGCCGGTAATCCGCTGGCCGTACCCTCCGTAGATGATCGAAGCGATCTGCGCGTGTTTCGGTGCGATCAGGTGGTAGTCCGGCTCGCCGTTCTCCCCGCGCATCACACCGACGTAGGTGCCACCTTGGCCGTGCCAATGCTGGCCGATGTCGGGCGGGGTCAGGTACTCGTCGAGAGTGATCAGCTCCCCGGCGATTCCGGCGAAGGGAGCCAGTCCGGTTTCCTGCTCCAGTACCTGGCGCGCGAGCAGGGGGTTGGTGGTGCTGAGGGTGGTGCTGCCGACAGCCAGGTTGATTTCGTTCTGCATGGTCTGAGCCTCAAAAATTTGAGCCGACCGCGCGCGGAGCGCGCGGCAGGAAAGCGAATTGGTTAAGGGGTGACTTTGATTCTGCGGACGGCGAAAGCGGGCCGGGCGTCGCCCTTGCCGACGTCGTACTGGGTGCCATCGTCGAAGTGCTGGATCCACGCGTAGTCCGGGCCGTACTGCGTACTGGTCCAGTAGCTGCGGGCCTCCAGCGCCTCTTCGGCGCCTTCCTGGAAGATGGCGATGGGGCTCTGCCCGGGCGCCAGGGCGGTGTAGGGGTAGCCCGGCGGCAGGCTGCTGGGGTTATCGCCGTCACGGAAGCTGCACCAGTTCTCCTCTGCGGTTGGCTTGCAGACGCGGTAAACCACCTCGTTTTCATCGCGGGCGCCCAGGTACCAGTCGTTGTGGCCGCCAATCGACAGGCCCAGCGCCCAGGCCGCCAGCTCCGAGCCGGCCTCGGCCATCGCGCGGGTGTTGGCCAGGCCGTCGACGAAGCTATCGGCGCCGGGGATCAGCAGGCCGCGGTTGACCCAGTGGATCGGAGCGTGGAAGCCCAGCGCCTTGGGTGCGCGGATAAGGGCGTAGCGCTCGGCGTTGAGCAGGAACTGGCCCATGTAGAAGCCGCCTTCGAACGGGGTGCCGAGGACGGTTGGAAGAGCGATGCTGGTCAGTGCGTTCATGTCTGTTTCCTCAGGCTTTGGCGGCGGGATAGGTGACGTTGAGAGGCTTAGTCATTCGGCTTACTCCCATCCGCCCAGGTACTGCGGGTAGACGCAGGCGGCGAACACGGATCGCCAGGGAGCGGCCGGAGTTTCGCCGTCTTCCTCGAAGCACTGGCGATCCAGTTCCTCGGCAGTCCACTCCGACACGTCATCCAGGTCGAAGTCGTCCGCGCTGTAGCCGGAAAAAGCGCACAGCAGCTTGATTGCCTGCTCGGGGGTGTAGGACGCCACCAGGTCGTTCTCGCCCACCTGGAAGCACTTCAGGTCCGGGCCGTTGTAGGCCAGTGGGTGGTCGTAGCCGACCGAGAAGCCTGCGGCGTTGCGGTGGCCGCCGCCGCCGTAGAGTTTGGCGATGGCCGACACGTCCAGGCCGTCATCGGAGCTGCGCAGGGAGAAGGTCCGGCCCTTCGGGGTGTCCCAGTAGCAGGCCGCGAACGGGGCGTTCTGCGCCATCACATGGCCGGCATCGCTGGAGTAGATGTACGGCAGGTTGGCTGCCGGGACGTTGTGCCCGCCGATGGTCATGCTGCGCTGTACTGCCCGCAGAAGCTCGCCGATGTCCTTGTGGTGCTTGCGCTCGATGGCGATGCCGTCGGCGCGCAGGGCTTCGGCCGGGGTCGCTGCCAACTGGTCCCAAACTTCGAAGTCGTAGGGGTAGCTGAAGAGATTCGCCTGAACCTCCCGCGTCCCCTCCAGGGCAAAGCGCCAAAGGTCGCGGTCTTCGATGTGGTTGATCAGCGCGGGTCGCGGTTGACCGGGGAAGAAGAAGTCCCAGGTCAGGCCGGCGCCACTGCGCTCCATGTCGAAGCAGGTGAAGATGGAGCGCGACCCTGCAGTGGCATGAGCCCAGGTCCGGCAGTCGTCAACCTGCGGGAAGCCAGCCAGTGCCTCGGCGGCGGTCTTGTGGTGGTCGATGACCAGTACGCCCTTGGCGATCTCCGACATCTGCAGGAGGTCTTCTCGGGAGTAGGAGAAGTCGACCAGCACCACGGCGCGGCCGGCTACGTCGGGGATCGAGTCACCGTAGCGGGCGGGGTGGAACTCGACTTCCGGGAAGGCTTTGCGGACCACCCAGGCGGCGCCGAAGCCATCGGCGCAATTACCGTGGTAGACGCAGAGCGGCGGGCGCCAGACCTGCTGCATCACGTCGTCGTACCGCAGGGCCGGGATGCGGCCAATTGCGGCAGGGCGGCCGAACACTTCCTCGGCGTTGGTGAGGATCAGGGCGTCATGTTTCGGAATGTCGTCACCAGGGCGCCAGTCGTCGACGATCCGGGAGAGGCCCAAGGCATTAGCGATGAGCTGCTTGTTTCGGGTTTTACCGCAGCCGGGGCGGCCAACAACGAGGACGCTCTTCATGCTGCGTTCTCCTGTTGCCCGGCGTGGGCCAGGGTTGCGCGGATGCGCTCGGCCATGCGGGCGGCAGAGGTGGCGGCTTGAGTTGCCTGGTCCTTGTGCGTAGTGGCGCCGACCCGGTCGGCAGTCACGGCGGTGACCTTGAGCTGCCCGCTGATCTTCATCAGCTCGGCAGCGTCCTCGTCGGTGAAGGGGTTGGCTCGCCGGGCATAGTGGGCGATGCGCTCATCGCAGTCCTGAATCAGCGTCTCGCGGTCCAGGCAGTGGGACGCCTCGGCCTGCCTGAGCTGGAGGTTCTTCTCCTCGATGTCATCGTGGAGCGCCTCGATGTGGGCCGCGTAGCCGAGCTTGCAGTCGGCATAACCCAGGTCGTAGCCCTTGGCTTCGGATCGGCTGGAGATCGCCCAGGTGACGATCACCTGAAGGGCGAGGGCTGCCACCAGGACGATGATCAGCCGGTAGTCGTGAAGTGCTTGCATGTGCTGTGTCCTCTGTAGAGCCCGCCGCCGGGAATGGATGTGAGAGTCCGGCGGCGGGGTGTTGCAGGCGTTTGGGTTTAGGCGCCGAGCTCGAAGGTGCCGATGGTCAGCGAGGTGGAGTCGGCAATATCAGCGGCCAGCAGGTCCTTGAACTCCTGCGCGATCTCCTCGCGGATCTGTTCCTCGGCCACCCAGCGCGGCTTCAGGGTCGGCTTTGCTTCGCCGGTCAGCACCGACAGACGCAGCACGAAGTTGCGCACCGGCAGGCCGTCGTAGGGCGCGCAGGCGAAGATCAGCGAGCCCGGCAGGGTGTCCTGGCTGGCGGCTTCGATCTGCTCCATTGCGCTGCGCTTGGTGTTGAAGTTGCCTTCGGCGTTGGTGAGTTCGGAGCTGGCCTTGATGGTGATGTTGCGGACGGCGGCAATCGCCTGGGCCAGGCTCATGTCCTGGTCGTCCGGGGTGACGGCCTGGAGGAAGTCGCGCCAATCTTCCATCCACTCGGCCAGATCCTTCTGTTGGAGGTTCTTGCCGGCTATGCGCTGCAGAGCGGCGTAGGCGGCGGTCGGCTCCAGGCGCAGGGTGGCCGAGTCGTCTCCGTGGCCCGGCAGCGCTGTGTCGCCCAGGTTGAAGATCACGCGGCAGGACATGTTGTCCTTGTCGACGAAGCCATGGGTGGCCTTGTCTGCGCGATCCTTCACGTAGATGACGAAGTCGGCCAGCGACGACGTGGCAAGCGCGCCGCGGAAGCGATTGCGATGGGTCTCCAGCTTCTCCGTGCTGTGGAGCTTGAAGCCTTCCGGCACTATGGCCATCGTGCCGGCCGAACCGGTGACGCGAGTGCCCGCTGCGGCGACGGAGTTGGCGAGGATCAGTTGCAGTGCTTCTTTCATGTGCTGTGTTCCTTGATGCAGTGAGAGATGGAAGCGGACGGGTTAGGCGTCCTGAGGGGTGACCGGCGTCAGTTCACGGCTGAACAGCTGCTCGGTAGGGTTGGTCTGGAACAGCTCGATGCCGTTGGGGGTGACGTACATCGGCGTGTCCAGGGCGGTGTCCTCGCGGCGGCTGCCGCGCTTGGTGGGCACCAGGTAGTCGAGCTTGTGGTTGATCTTCACCTGGTTGGATTCACCGATCCGGCTGAACTCCAGGGTGATCACGACCTTGCCTTTCTTGCCGTGATCTACCACGCCGGCGCCGACGTCGGAGAGTGCGGCGCCGAGCTGGTTGGAGAAGACGCCCGCGTTCAGCGAGTTGAGGAAATCATTCACATCAGTCTTTTTCATGTGCTGTGCCTCGTTGGTTGTTGGTGTTGTTTCCCCATAACCCTCTCGGTGAAAGGGCTATGGGGAAGGCCCGTCGGCGGGCCTTCCTACTCACACCGCCTCCGTATGTGAGCGTGTCGAGCGCGGTCCGGGTGTGCCGTCCTGCTCCGTTGCTGCGTTTACATGGCTGCCACTCCTCCTGTTGGTTCACCCAGATGCGCTGGGGCGCTTCGCTTCAGGCTGCCTGCGTGGACTGGGCGTCGAGAAACTCGGCCAGGTCCTGCAGGTACACCACCGGTTTCTCCCGGCGGGAACTGGTCAGCGTGCGGGTGACCAGAGTCACCTCACCGCTCTTGATCAGCGCGCGGAGGCGCTTCTCGGTCTTGATGTGCGGAAAGTAGGTCGTGCGGACCTGTTCAAGCGTCAGCGTGGCGGTGCCCCACTGCTTGAACAGCTGCTCGATGGTGGTCATCGCCCCTCCTTGGTCCACGGGCGCGGAGCCAGTCGGGCGCCGATCAGCTCGGCTCGGCGGTACTTGATGGCGCTGCTGATGAGGTCGAAGTACCGGGCGCACTCGCGCGGGCCGTGGGCGCCGAGCGCCAGTGCCATGCGCGAAGCGCTGTCAGCGGTGCGGCTGGCAACGGACAAGGCGTCCAGGTGGTCGGCCTTGCGCGTAGCCATTGCTAGCTCGACCAGGTAGCGAAGGGCTTCCGAATTCACTGGTGGGCCTCCCCGCACCCCGCCGGCAGGCGGGCGCGAACTAGGGCGACCAGCCCTTCGATGGTCTTTCCAGTGCCGCGTGCTGCCACGTTGCCGGCCTCGTCGGTGACGACGGCGCCGAAGGGGCGGGTTGGGTCAGTGGTCAACGTGACGTGCGGCAGCCAGCTGCGCGGAGTGATTGCCAGTAGGTGGGTGTACAGCTCGGCCAAGGCGATGGATGCAGGCGGCAGAGTGGACAGGCGCTCAATGCACTCCGCTGCGGCGTCCTGCAGGATCTCGGCGGGGTAGGCGGTTGGCGCGTTGAAGTGCATGCCGACCAGCTTCAGCGTGCCGACAGCGTCGGTGATGGGATTCGATACGGTCATGCCACGTGATCCTTGTGCTGGGTGACGGTGATGGAAATCCCGAGGCGCTTGGCCAGCCAGCCGATGCCGGCCTCGGTGACCATTACGACGCTGTAGTGGTTGTAGATGCCCAGGCGCGGGTTCCAGCGCGAGCGCGGGTCCATGAACAGATGCCCGCCGCCGATGTGCTTGGCGGCTAGGGTCCCATCGTGGTTCAGGTCCTTGTGCTCCCGAAGGTGGGCGCGCAGGGATCGCTCGCTGACGCCCAAGGCGGCAGCGGCATGACGGATATCCCGGTTCATGACGTTTGCCTCAGTTGGCGGCCAGCTTGGAGAGCCAGTGCAGCGCCTCTTTGGGCTCGTCGCTGCTGATGGCGACAAGGCAGGCGCCTATCGGATAGCTCTCATGCGCGGCGATGCGGCAGGCCAGGGCGTTGGCGGCTTGCAGGTCGCCCAGGCTGATCCCGCCGCGTTCGTGTCGGTCGAGTTCCCGGGTCAGGTACCACTCTGCTTTCAGCAGGTCCTCGCGGCCGTTCTTGGCGCGGTGGCGGAACACATACTTGAAGGCGTTGCCCAGGTTGAATGGCAGGCGCTCGGTGACCTCGATGCACTCCACCCCCGAGGGGTGGCCGTTGTAGTGCGGCGGATGGTTGACCATATCGGTGGCTTCGCCGACATGGTCTTCAGTAGCGCCCGCCTGGATGGCATTCCAGTGGTCAGCGGCGGCCGCTTCGCTCTCGCAGCCCATGATCTGCTGGCAATCGTTGTGGCGGCACTTGGCGCCATGCAGGAAACGGGTACCGGGGCCGGGGGCGCAGTAGTCGAAGCCGATGGCGGCGCCCTTGCACTTCCAGCAGGGCAGCAGGGCATATTCAACGAATACCGGAGCGCCCGGTGCGGCTGCCGTGTCCAGCGTGCCGTTGGCGATGGCTTCGACGAACTCGCCCAGGTGGCGGGCATTGGCCCTGTCGCCCGTCAGTAGGGTCAGGCTGTTGGTCATGTTGCCGATGATGACCACGGCCTCCATCTTGGCCGAGCCGGATTCGACGTGTACGGCAGCGTTGATGCTCGCCGCGGCACGGCTCAACAGGATCGAGGCGTTACCGCCATTGTTGGCGAGGTCCTGGAGGACAGCCGCGGCGGCAGGAGTCAGGGTGTAAATGGTCACGCAGCACCTCCCCACGGGCCGCTGTCGGCCTCCGTGCTGGGGACGACAGGGCGCGGCTGGGTTAGGCAGGCGCGCTGGGAGGTACCGATGATCACCAGCAGTCCGGTGCGGGCCTGGATGGCCTCAACAGCGGCGGGGCTGGTGGCCGCTGCCGGGTGCAGATACACCGGGCAACGGACTTTTGGCGTGTGCTGTGCCGATTGCATGTCTCGTACTCCAGGGGTGAGAGGCGGGTACGAGAGGAAAATAGCAAGAGCTAACACGACATGCAATAGCAAAAGCTATCGCATGGAGATAAATATCAGTAGGGAAGGTCGAGATACTTCGAGGACTTAATGATGCCCGCTACGTAATGAACCTTGATCACCTCGTTCTCATCCAGGAATACCGGGGGATACTCGCTGTTCACACTGTCGAATCGGTACTGCCCGTCTCGAAGGTAGATGAACTCTTTGATCATGCAGGTGCCATCTTTCGTTTTCACCAGCACTTCGTCCCCGTTGAGGTAGGGATGATTGGGTTCGATTAGCACCAGCTCCCCGCTCTTGATCCGTGGGTGCATGCTGTTGCCTACCACGCGAAGCGCATAGGCGTTCTCGTCGTCACTCCGGACGTCCAAGTAACCATCTCCATGTCCTGTCGGAAACTCCATTGCATCGAAGTACCCGTTGGTGCCGAGCATCGCTTTGCCAACCACAGGGATCATGCGCTGCCTAAGTTCCTGGCGGCGATCATCTTCCGCGCGATCATCAGCGACGCGTTGTGCGGTCTCGCTGACGTTCTTATTGAAGAAGGCGGGATGGGGCAGAACAGGGCGCTCTAGGCCGAGCGCGTCCCACCTCAGCTTAATTGCCGGCAAGTCTTCCACTGCGTAGCGCCCAGTGACCAATAGCCCGCTTGGAAGCTCCAGTTTTTGTTCAAGATTGGCGGCAGCACGATCACCAAGGCGTCGATGGCCATTCAGCAGCTGCGACAGATAAGACGCATCCACGTCATGGGCGTTGGCGAACTCCTTGAGGGAATTGCCTGCTATCAAGGCTTTTAGAAGGGTGGTGCGAAGGTCGTTTATGTCCATGCCGCTATGGTCTGTCCCTGTTAGCGTATTGTAAATTCCATTGGGCTATTCTGCTATTGCGCTATCCGATAGCGATTGCTATCTTGATAGCCCATGGAGGCACACATGACACTTCTCGAATTCATCAAGCGGCTCGACAGGAAGACGGAGTTGGATGGTCTGGCTACCAGGTGCGGAACATCAGTTGGGCAACTGAAGCAGGTTGCCTATGGGCATCGACGGGCCAGCGCCGCCCTGGCTATTGATTTGGACCGTGAAACCAGCGGGGCTGTGCCCTGCGAGGAAACCAGACCTGATATTGACTGGGCGTATTTACGCGGTCGGAAGAGCGCCGCCTGAATTGCGTCATATAGCCGGGGCGCGAAACGCCACTGAGTAGAAGGAAGCCGGCGCGGGCCTCTAACCTCCCGCGCCGGCGGGGTGCTGCCCAGGGCCTCTAACCTCCCTGGGTAGCGGTGGACACGGCTTGCACCCACACAGCACATGCGAGAACAGTGCAAGCCGCATCTGCGACGACCGGGACTCTCACACCCCGCTCGCCGTCGCCAGCAGAGGCTCTCACCCCTCGGCTGGCAACGCCCCCGGGGCCCGCACAGCACATGTGGGGAGGCTCCGGGATGGCGTAGCCGGAATAGTAGGGGATTCCCCTGTACCTGGCTATGTCGTTAAATGGCGACTTTCGGTACGGCCACATCGGGGACTCTCACCCCTGATGTGGTAGGTGCCAGGTCGGCGGACTCTCACTCTGCCGGACTGGTGATGGATGCACAGCACGCAAGCGGTACGGCGCCAAGGGGGCTCCCTCTCATTGGCGCAGCCGTTGAGGGGTTCCTACAACTATGAGCCGGAAAGACTTGCTGCCGGACGCTGGTCCGGTTTTCGATCTCCGCCAGGCGCTGTACCGCGCAGGGCGCGACTACAAGGGGGGGCTTACTTCCCTTGCCCATGCCATGGTCCTCCCCTATGAGGACCTCCAGAAGAAACTCAAGCTCGACGAGGAGCGCCGCTGGCCAACGCCAGACGAGCTCGAAGAAATCATCCGCCTTACCCAGGACTCGCGCTTGCTGGATGCCCTCATGCGGCCAGCCGGTGCCGTGTGGTATCGGCCCGAGCCTGTCGAGGCTACGGGCTCAGCTCTCAAGGCTGTCGGCGAGCTGCTACAGCGCGAGGGTGAGTTTGTTGCCAGCCCGCAGAAGGGCGCCGACGACAACAAGTGGGAGCCCCATGAGGTAGTCGATCTGGAGTACCACGGCGCCAATGTCATCCGCGCCGTCCTCGGCATCATGGCCGGGGCGCGGCAGTCGATGGAGCGTCGGCTGGAGGAGGTAAAAGCCAATGGCTGATAACCTCGATCTGGCTGCGGAGCGCGAAGAGATCGAGCGCGCCTCACTTATCGCCTCCCGCCAGCGCCCGGCGCCGGCCCATACCATCAGCGCTACTCACTGTGGCTGGTGCGGTGACGATATCCCGGCAGCTCGCCGCCTCGCCGTTCCAGGGTGTGAGTACTGCGTCGACTGCCAGCGGCTGACCGAGGTTCGCCGATGAGTCAGGCAGGGAACGCCACTCCGATCTCCGCCTGGGCGCGGCGCTATATCGAAGTCTTCGGCCTGGCCCTGGTCCCCATCGGGCCCGGTGAGAAGATCCCCAAGGGTAAGGCTTGGCAGCGACCGGGTGGGTATTACACCGACGCGGCCAAAGCCGAGGCCTTCTGGACCAAGAATCCGAATCACAACATGGGGGCCGTTCTCGGCCCCAGCGGCGTTTGCTCGCTGGACGTGGACGACGTTCCATCCACGCGCCAGGTGCTGTGGGACTGCCTCGGCCTCGACCTGGATGCGCTGCCGGTGGTCTATCCCACCGTGGTGGGCAACCCCGAGCGCTTCCGGGTGCTGTTCCGTGTGCCGGAAGGGTTCGACCTCAGCCGGCACTCGCTGAGCTGGCCAAATGAGAAGGACCCGGACGGTTCGAAGTTCAAGCTCGCCCAGGCTGCGCTCCTCAAAGCGAAAGAGAAGGGCGATACCGAACAGCAGGCGAAGATGCAGGCGCTGGCCGATAGCCTGAAGCGCTTCACGGTCTTCGAGCTGCGGGCGGGCCTGGTGCAGGACGTCCTGCCTCCCTCCATCCACCCTGGTACCGGCAAGCCCTACACCTGGCGAACCCCGCCCAAGGGCGACGGCCTGCCGGTCCTGCCTGATGACCTGCTGAACATCTGGAAAAACTGGGACATCTTCAAGCGCGATGCCGAGGCGGCTTGCCCGTGGGCCCCGAAGGCTGCTGAACCGAAGAAGCCAGCGAAAGCCAAGTCCAAGCCGGCGGCGCCGGCCGGCAGCGCTGGTTCGGTAATTGAGGAGTTCAACCGCGGCCACGATGTGGAGCAGCTTCTGAGCGCCCACGGCTACATCCAGCGCGGCAAGAAGTGGTTGTGCCCGCAGAGCAGCACTGGCCTGCCGGGCGTCACTGTGAGCGAGGAACGCAAGGTCTACTCGCACCATGGCTCGGACCCGCTTGCCAACGGCCACCAGAATGACGCCTTCGACGTCTACTGCTTGCTCGAGCATAACGGCAACCAGAGCGCAGCGATCAAGGCAGCCGCCCGCATGCTGGGCATCGAGCACAAACCGCGGGCGCGAAGCCCACGCCTGAGCCTGGTACTTCGGAGCAGCCGCCCAGCCCGGCCTCCGACGACCTTCCCCGCGCCCCATCCTTGGCAGACGCCGGCGCGGGCGACGACACCGGAGAAGACGGGGGGGCGGGGGAGGGCCTGACTTTGGCCCAGGCGCTGCGCCGGTATGCCCTCATCGAGGGCACCACGCACGTGTGGGACATCGACAAGGCCAAGAAGATGAAAAAGCCGGCCTTCGTCGCCCTGATCGGGCAGAAGCTCTTCAAGGAGTGGTCCGACGTCACGGACCGCAAGCGGAAGAAGCGGATCAGCGAGGACCAGGTCAAGGAGATCGAGCAGGCGCGGACGATGGCCGGCAAGGCGGTCGGGCCGATGAGCATGCCGCCCCTGGTTCGGTACGTGTACATCGACGGCACCAAGGACGTGTGGGACCTGCTCAAGAAGCGCCGAGTGCCGGAAGGCGCGGTGAAGATGGCCCTCGGCGATGCCTACGGCCTATGGCTGAACAGCCCGGAACGGCGGGTGGTGGACGTCAGCAATATCGTCTTCGACCCGACCCTGACCTCCGATCCGAAGGAGACCATCAACACCTTCGAAGGCCTGCCGCTGGAGCCCAAGCGCAATGACGCTGCCTGCGAGAACCTGCGCTGGCTGATCGCCTTCCTCTGCAACCACGAACAGGCCGCGCTGGATTGGCTGGTGCGCTGGCTGGCGTACCCGCTGCAGCACACCGGCGCGAAGATGGACACGGCGGTACTGATGCACTCGACGATGGAAGGCTCGGGCAAGAGCCTGCTGTTTTCGGTGGTCATGGGCCGGCTGTACGGGCAGTACTCCGCGACGGTCGGGCAGACGCAGCTCGAAGGCAACTTCAACGCCTGGCAGAGCGGGAAGATGTGGGCGGTGTTCGAGGAAGTGGTCAGCCGAGACCAGCGGTACAACCAGGTGGGCAAGATCAAGCAGCTCATCACCGGGCAGACCGTCCGCATCGAGAGCAAGTTCGTAAACGGCTGGGAGGAAGCGTCATTCATGAACGCCGTGTTCCTCTCGAACGAGATCATGCCCTGGCCGATCAGTCCTGGCGACCGCCGCTTCCTGGTCATGTGGCCGGAGGAGGTCCTATCTCCAGAGCGGCAGAAGGCGATCAGTCACGAACTAGCCAACGGCGGAGTCGAGGCCCTCTATGCGTGGTTGCTCGCCCAGGACCTTGGCGACTTCGACCAGCACACCAAGCCGCCAAGCACGCCAGCGCGTGAACGCCTGGTGGACCTAAGCCGGTCGACCTGGCAGACCTTCGTCCACCTCTGGCGCAGCGGGGAGCTGGGTAACGGCATCTGGGGAGCGTGCTTGAGTACGGACCTGTACGCCTTGTTCCTGGAGTGGTGTCAGCGGAATAAGGAGCACTCGATGAGCCAGACGAAGTTCAGCCTATTCGTCACTACGGCGGGCGTCGATAAGACGCGGGCGATCCCTTGGACGGAGGGCAACAACCGAAGGTTCTGCGCGTTCTTCTTTCCCAGGGACGAGGACGCATTCACACCCGAGAAGACCACTGCTCCGGTGCTGGGCCTGCACGTTACGGAGTGGCGCGCCAGGGCTCGCAAGGCCGGGTGGCACGTAGACAACTGGGACCACGTGAAGGCGGCGGCAGCATGAGTGCGCGCAAAAGTGTGTTGGGTGTGTTGGGTGTGTTGGGTGTGTGTTGGGTTGGTTTCGCAACCTTACACAGCGCGAAGCCCCATTCGGCGCGGGTTCTAGACGGCTGTGTAAGGTGTGTAAGGTTTGCGCGCGTGCGCGCGTGCGTGCGCAAAAAAATAGCAGCACCCTTCCAGCCGATTCGAAGCGGCGTTTTTTCTCTACGCGAGAACCTGAAAAACCTTACCAACCTTACACACCTTACACAGATGCTCTGAAAGCATTGATTTTAAAGGGTTCTGAGTGTGTTGGGTTTGTGTTGGGTTGCGGGATTCTGTGTTGGGTTGCGGTTTTGGGCGGGGAGTCGGCGCGATGATGGAAGGAATCGAGGTGTTGATGCGTCATTGGGGCGAGCAGCAGCGCAAGTGCGGCCAGGCAGGAGCCCTGTCCAGCACCATGGCCACGATCATGGAGTACGGCGGCTGTGCGCCTAGCGGTGGCGTGTACGGAGCGAAGCTGCTTGTAGCCGGTGCTGGTCACGATTACGTGGCGAGCGAGGTGGAAGCAGCGCTGGGTGTTGTGGACCGTGCGGAGGATGGCGGCGCCCTGGTCCTGCTGGCCGAGCTGCGCTACGTGAACCGCAACGGGCTGACACTGGCAGAGCAGATCCAAGTGCTCGACCTGGGCCAAGGAGCAGCTGGTAAGAGGTCGTACTACCGCCGGCTGGAGCGCTTGCATCATCAGGTGGCCGTCGCACTGGCTGCGCGCCACGCTCGATCCAGCGGGCATCGCAATGCCAGTCGCCGAGACGGGGAGCGCATGCGCAAGGCCTCGCTTGTTCAGGCGCAGAAGGCGCACAAGGCTCGCGGAGTCGAACTGTTTAAGGGTGACGTCCTTGACCGTTCGTCGGGTGATATGGCGCCGGTCAGCTCACGTCAGGCTCCGATGGGCGCCGTACAGGAATAACCGAAAACAGGGGGTTTTCGGTTTGTCACTCTCCCGGTAGAAAGTCCCCACGATGTTCGTATTCCGCCAAGGCGGGGGCGAACCAACAAGATGCACGTGCTGTGCAGATCCCCGGCGCCTGACCCGCCCGGGCAACCTGAAAGCCCCTCTCCGGAGGGGCTTTCCCTTTTCAGCCTCGGCATGGAGTTGAGCGATGGGAGAGCCTGCGAGCACGACCGCTGCAGTAGTTGCCGGCGCCGCAGGCGCTGGCGTTGCCGGCTTCCTGGCTGGCTTCGACATCATGGCTGCCGTGGGTGCCTTGTTCGGTGCGTTGATCTTCTCGACCACCACGCAAGAGTTCCCGAACTGGCAGCGATTGCTGTTCCTGGTCGCGTCGTTCGTGATGGGCTACGTGATCGCCCCGGGTATCCGTGAGGTCGATGTCTACGGCTACCGCCCGTTCCAGTTCTCCGGGATTGCCGCCTTCGTCGCTGCCCTGCTGGTGGTGACGATCTCGCTCTGGTTGATCAAGCGAGGGAAGTCCGGCCCCGGCGCGATGACGCGAGGAGGTCAGGATGGGTAACCACCTGGTGCAACTGGTGCTGACGCAGACGACCTTCTGGCTCTGCGTCGTGTTGTTCCTGCGACTGTTCACCTTCCAGCGTGGCGATGCTCGCTTCCGCCGTAGCATTTCGTGGATGGCCTGGGCGGTGATGGGCTGCTCTGGCTCAGCGGTTCTGTTCATCCTCAAGGGCATGCTGCTGATGCCCCTGTACAGCTGGCCGCTGGTGGTGTTGCTCGGCGTGTTCACCTTCGCGGTGTTCAAGGCGCGGGGCAACATGGCCCAGGTCTGGCGGACGCAGTAGCCATGCGCGGCAGTATCTCGGCGAAAGACCTGGATGACGCGGTGGCATCGCTCCAGGTGCTGGGCGGCGACCTGCCCAACAAGGTGTTGGCCGATGCGCTGAACCATACGGCGAACCAGGCCAACCAGGCCCTGGTCAGCGAGATCGACGACGTCTTTGACCGGCCCACCTCCTTCACCCGCAACGCCGTGCGCATCATGAATGCGACAGCCAACCGCCTTGAGGCGTCGCTGTGGGTGAAGGATGAAAAGGACAACGCCTCGAAAGGGCAGGCTCCAGAAGACTGGGTGGCTCCGCAGGTGTTCGGTGGTCCCCGCGTCGACAAAGCATCCGAGCGCAGTCTGCGCTCCAAGGGCATCCTGCCTGCCGGATTGTTCATCGTTCCCGGAGCCGGGGCACGGCTCGACCAGTACGGCAACATGAGCCGTGGCCAGATGATCCAGATACTGTCTGGACTCGGCGCCCTTGAGCAAACCTCAGGCTTCAAGGGCAACGCGACGCAGAGTGCGCGCTCGCTGGCCAAGGGGCATCAGAAGGCCTACTTCGTGATGAAGCGCGGCAAGGTCCCCATCGGTATCGCCGAGCGTCGAGAGGGCGCGGTGACTATGGTCCTCGCCTTCGTTCGTCAGCCCCAGTACCAGGTGCGCCTGCAGTTCTACGAGGTGGTCCGCCGCATTGCCGAGGATGACTCCAGGCTGGAGGCCAACATCGAGCAGGCGCTCGCCAAGGCGATGCGAGCGCAGGGGCGCGGCTGATGTCGTTGCGTGCCGGGTGCACCGTATTGGTGCATTTCTAGAGTGATTAAGGATAAAAACCCAAACCAGCTGGAACCCTCTGGCCGAAAAAACCGCGATACGGGCGGGGGCCCCTGGAAGCACCAGGGGGGT